TTAGTTTAGATGGAATTGGAGTTTTAAGTCTAAATAGTTGGCTAGAATTAGTAGATTTAACTGGGTGCTATTTAGTAGCAGAAAAGGACAGTGGCACTCTTTCTCCAACTACCATAGGAGATGCTAACTTAGGCTTAGGAAGAACAGCAGACCCAATTTATATTTATTCTCATGAAGCCAATTCTATTTATAGTAATGTGAAAATAATAACAAGTGCTACTTTAACAAATAATATGGCTTATAGAGTGATGCAACCTAACTCTATTTGTTTATATGATTTTCATCCCGATGAAATACATCTAAATACACTAAGACCTGAATATACAAAGATAGCAAACGAAGATAAAGTATATGGGAAAATAAAAAATAACTACTTCTACCATGAAGGGGATGGCGCATTATCTTCCAGTGAAGCAGTTTTATCTATGTTTGTTGCTGTTGATTTAGATAATAATAGCGGGGGAGGAAACATTATTACTACTAAAGCAACAACTACTACATTGTTGCCGGTAGGTAATTATGAAATGAACATAAGCGACGGAGAAAATTCTGTTAAAACAGCCCTATCGTCTCTAGTAACAGTAGATGGAAAACATGCAATAGTTCTTGATAAAAAGAAAACTATTAACGGGATAGCCTCTTTTTCAGAAACATTCATAGTTAATTCATTAGAAGAACTAAAAATAGAGCCAACTAGGGCTTGTATTGGTTCTACTGTAACAATAGCAGATGAATCTGAGGCTCTAATAAATGAACTTTTTGAAGAAGAAGGCTTGACTTTTGATAACACTTCTCCAACATTTCCGTTGTTTATCGCTCCTAAATTTAGAGGGACTTCTTTGTTTTCTGCAATCAATTATATATTAGAAAGAAAAGACTTGTCCTTAATAATTAATGAAAATTCATTTAGTGTTAAACCTAGAGATGATACTATCTTTAGAACTAATATCTTAGTAAATGATGATAAAATGGTGGACTATGAAACTATTGATAGTGGTTTTGATTTCTATAATCAAGTTATCGTCTATGGTGCTTCTCATAAAGCAGATAGAAAAAACCTATCTAGTATTCAAAAAATTGGTAGAAAGACACTTGAGGAAGTTGATTCTACTTTAATTACACAACAAGATGTAGACGATAGAGCAAGCCAGTTACTAAGAATACACGAAAATCTTGATAAAAAAGTAAAAGTCAGAGTTATACCAACTGGTCATGAACAACTAAGAGCAGGAGATATAATACAGTTTGAATCTAGACAAGAAAATGTAAATCTAGATAACTATATTGTTTTAGATGTAACTCATCCCATTAATGGATTTGTAACTATAGAGATGGGTAAATATTCTAAAAAGTTAGAAGATGTATTAGCAGAATTACTATTACAGTCACAGTCTAATTCTAATGCTCTAAGGACTTTAACTCATAACGAGAAAAGTTCCTCAATAGACTTCTTAGAAAAAGTTAAGTTGAAGGAAATTTCTCTACTAATTAGGACTAGGACAGCATCGGGGGCTTTCCAATTAGGCTTTGCGGCAACACTAAATACAAACGCCAACACATTTGGATTTGCAGGTGGAACTATCACGCTCACTAATTTATTAGAGGAAGATTTGTTATGATAACAGAAAAATTACAGGAAGAAGTAGCCGCACATATTAGAACTTTAATGCTAAAAGCCGATGTTGGGCAGGGAGGAAATTCCACTAACCCAATAAGCGACACATTGGATGTTCCTCTAGGATTTAATATTACGCCTACTACAAGTGGTTCTACTAGTAATGTAATAGAGGCTAAAATTTCTATTGCTGGAACTTCTTTGAACGGCAATATAATAAGAGAAGTTGGTTTATTTAATCATGCTTCGGGAAATCAAAACATGATTCAAAGAATTAACTTTGATGCTGTTGGCCCGATTGCTAATAATGCTACATTAGAAATTTTTATTATTATGGAGGTAGAGTAGAATGGTAACAAATCCTAATGCGTTTAGCCAACAAGGAACAGGAAATACTTTGAATCAAATCGTAGATGGTGCTGATTTTCCACATACAGGTTTAATAAAATCTTTATCTCAAGGAATACAAGGAAATTATGTTATTAGTGGATTTGATATTACTATGGGTAGCAATACTGCGGGAACGGTTGCTGATGGGGTAATTATGTTTGAAGGACAAAGAAAGGCTATAACTTTAGGAGGAAGTAATAGTTTTACTTTAACTACTTCTAGCGGTGTTAATTTATATCACTTATTGGTTATTACTGATAGTGGCGCTTTAGCACTTAGAAATCAACAAGCAGGGGCTACCATTACTGCTGATAAGGTAGCAGATGTGACATCGGGAGATACAATAATTGCAGTGATTTCTTCTCAAAATGGAGGAAGTAGTGCCGCACAGGTTCAATATTTAACTACAAATAAAAAATCTAACAGTTTGAGTATTGCTAGAAAGAATGGAACAACTTATACAGAAGGATTAACAATACAATCTAATGCAGGAGATATAGAAATAGAAGCGAAGGAATCCGATAAAGATATTATTTTCAAAGTAAATGATAGTGATGGTGGAGGTGCAGGACAAGAAATAATAAGAATTGATGGAGCAGATAAAAGAGTAGGTATAGGAACTAATAGTCCCGATGCGCCTCTTCATGTTGAAACAAGTGGTTCGGGAGATTCTATTATAATAGAATCAACTGATGCGGGGGCTACTGATGCGCCCGATTTAGTATTGTATAGAAACTCTGCCAGCCCTGCGGTAAGTGATGAAATAGGCTCGATTAGATTTAGAGGAAAAGATAACGCTGCGGGAGATAAAGATTACAATAGAATTACTTCCGTAATTAGAGATATACAATCAGCAAGTGCTGATGCTGATTTAATTTTCCAATCTCTTTCTAACAGTGTTGAAATAGAAATGATGAAAATAAGCAGAATAGATGGCATTGTAATAAACGAGATAGGGGCTAATTTTATTGATACAAGAATAGAAAGCGATAATAGAACTCATATGTTCTTTGTAGATTCTGGTGGAAATAAAATAGGAATTGGTAATTCTAGTCCCGATGCTACATTAGATGTAGAAGATGGAGGAACATTTAGAAGCACTAGATTGCTTACTGTTTCTATAAGCACCGCCACTACTTTAACAGAAGCCTCCCACGCAGGGAGATATTTACTTTGTTCGGCAAATATAACTTTACCTGCTACTTCAACAGAAGGAGAGCATTATACTATTTTAAATACAACAGGTGGTAATATTACTGTTGGAAGAAATGGTAATAATATTAATGGCGCAGGTTCGGATGCTACGGTTGCTACCTTTAATGGTGTAACTTGTATTGCTATTGGCGGTAATGATTGGATTGCATTAGGAGTGTGATTATCATTTATCTCGCTATTGCAGGTTCTTGTGCTGAAAGAGAGGCTAATGCCGGTGGAGGTGTAACTCCTGCTATTACAATAGCAACTGCGGCTACAGGTAATTTCAATAACGCTGTTAAGTTTGGAGTCTATAATGAAAATACTCTTGCCTTTGATGGAACTTCAACGGGTATTTTCGATGGCTCAACTTCGACATTTGGAACTGCATCTTCTCCAACAAGAACAACTCAAAATCAAAATATTTCGGCTACCGATTTAGAGGCTAATGCTTATTTTAACGGGACTAGTTCTTTACAAAGCACTGAGGCTCGTTTTGCTATCGGATGTGTTATTAGACATAATGGCTCTAGCATCAGTAATCCTGAAGTTAGAGTTAATGCTTCTAGTGGTTCAGTTAATAAAGGCTTAGTTTCATCATCAGTAAGCAATTCTATAGTCATCATGGTTCAAAATGTGATTACTAATGCTAACCAAGTAGACTCGACGACATTTAATACAGGACTTAGTGCAACTGTTCATGGAATGTTTAATTTTAGGGCTATCGGTGGAACTGCTAATCATTATATTCCTAAATTAGAACTAGTAGGTAAAAGTGGTAATACTCCACAAGCGGGAGATACTTTTACTATTAGAATAGATGCAAGCGCAACAGTTGATGGGGTGGCTTGCACAGCAACACATGATTTAACAATTACACTCACATGATTTTAAATTATATTTTGTGCCAACTTTTTGTGTTTTTTCTAGTTGGTTTTATTTTAGGCTTTGTTATTATTTACTTAACTTACGATAAAAAAGAAGATATAGGATTTATTATACTAGATGAAAAAGATTAATTTTGCAGGCTCACTTTTTGTTAATCTAAAAATTGGTGATTTTTAAAAAACCAAAAAAAAAGGCGGTAGAGAAGATTTTTATTTCTTCTCTACCGCCTAGTCTTATCAGACCAAACAACAAAACAATGCCTACATTCCCATAAATTAACTTGCTCATCCGAGCCTAAATAGAATCCTCTGATTCTTCTAGGTATTGTTAATTCGTCACAGTATCTACAAACTTCTTTTAATGCCATCACTTAACGCCTTTATCTTCTCGCATCAAACGCCTCATGTAATCTTCTACGCTTTGGTCAGTGATATTAGAACCACCAAAAGCGGCGAAGAACAGAAGCATAAGAACGATTAGAAAGGCAATAAGGCCGAACCAATCCCAACCATCCATTACCAATTCACCTCCAGTTCTTTGTGTTCTCCTTTATCTATTGAGAATGCTTTTACTTTTCCTTGACTCTTACCTATCTGCCATAGGTCGTAAACTAATTGAGTATCCTTCATACAATACTCTACTACTTCATCGTATTGACCCATTTTCCATAACTTAGGCGCATCTGCACTATCCATCAATTTAAAATCGTTCATTGTGCATTTAACTAAATTCTTTAGTTGGAATCTTTCTTTATGTTGCTTTAATAAAATCTTAGAAGTATCTATGTATTGATTATTCTTAATAAATTTATTAATACAGTAAATATCCATAGAATCTCTAAGAATGGGTAAATCAAAGGCCGCAATATTATGTCCTAGTAATTTGACTCCCTTTTCAAAACTGTCATCTAAATCATATTTTAACTCTCTAAGAGATTTAATAATGTGGCCTGACTTAGCGAAAGAATCAACTTTTTCATCAACATAAACAGTTCCAGTATTTCCATCCCAAGTGGCAACAGTAGATACTTGAAACATATGGGTGTTTGAGAATCCCCCTATTTCATAAGACATATTTTTTGTTTCTATGTCAAGTGCTAAGACTGACATCCTATCACTTACCATCAGCAGACCAAAGTTTAGCAATCTTTTGTTCTTCCTTATTTTCTTTAGGTTCTTCATCTCCGACTTTTCTTTTTAGAAAAGCGACTATCTGATTACCTGCAACAAGAAGCATTGAACACAATTCCCAACCCTCTTTACCATAATTATCCAGAGATTCAATTATAACTTTCGGCCCTTTACTAACTTCAAACACTAAAAATGTATTTTCCCACATCATTCTTCATCACCTGTTTTCTTTATTCTTATATAGAAACTTCTTCCTTCTTTAATTTCTTCAAAATAACCTTTGCCGTATTTGTTGTAAACTTCATATGTTTGTGACCTTGATAATTTTAATTTATTTCTAGCCTCTAACATATACATTTTCTTGTTTACATAGCCTTTATCATCTTTCTTCATGCCCTCATATGCTTCTGTAAACATTGTTTTGTAGTTCTCTCCTGCTTTTGCTGATACCGGCTTCTTACTTCTTAGGCTTCGTTCCAACCACTCTAACAATGTCTTATAACATTGTCGCACAATTAGACCTGCTGAACGAACATTATCTCCAGTAACCTTGAACCTATCTTCTTCTTTTCTCTCTAATGTTTCTGCTATGCAACATAGCGTAGACACTTTCATCAAAGTTACCATTATTCTAGATAAGAAAGTAGATGCTAACTTAGTCACTTTCTCTGGAACTCCACGCATTTCGCCTAGCAACTGTCTATATGCTTCCATCAAACTAGAACGATATTCATCAGTGTATTCAATTGTCAAAAGGGGATTGCCGCCGTTCTGATAGTATTTCTTTCTAAGTTCCTTGTAAATCTCGAACATTTCATCAGAAAAAGTTTCTACGGGAGTATCTACATCTTCAATTGTTCCGGACTTTGCATACTGCTTAAGTCGCATTTCATGTTGTTTGTATGCAGGAACTTCCCAAATATACAGAAGCATTCTTTGAAGAACCCCCTTTTCTGCCATGACTTGATTTATATTATTAGGAGGATAAGTAGTAGCAAAGACTGACCTCATAGCATAGCAGTTCATTATTCTGCCTTCTTGTGAATCTAAGGCTTTACTGATTATCCAGCCCTTGCCTGCTAGTGAATTCATGAGAGTATTTAGATACACAATCGAATTTTCTTTGTGCTGACTTTGTTTGAAGATACCAGAATATTCAAACTCATCCCAATGCGCTAATCCCATTCCTTCCAATACTCCGGCTCTACGCTTAAACTGCTTCTCTCCTTCTTCTGTCATGTGTTGGTCGAACTTACCAATCAAAGAAGAATCAGTATAATCTATCACGCTAAAGGTATTAAACTTAATAGGAAAGCCATCATTATCCATTAGAGGCAATCCATTAGGATTATCTTCACTAAATCTTTTACCTCCTATTTTAGTATCGGGGTCTATAAAGGGAGGGTGTGTTCCTTCTTGATTTATCTTATTAAAAACAGAATCCGATACTCCCTCTACAAAATTCCATAATGTAGTTTTACCAGTCCCCGAAGTTTGAACCCAACAAAAGTGAACTCTAACATCTTCATGGTTTCTACCGTTTGGGATATGCACAAAGTCTTTGCATATATTTCCTAATATAGTAAAATAACTTATGCTTGCGGGTATAGCATTGTAGTGAGAAACTTCTTCTGCTGATTTAACATAGTCTAACACTACTTTAGGCAGAGATTCTTTGTAGGCTTTCTCGCTTTCTACAAGCGCATTATCATACTCTTTGAAGTCGTCTATGTCCTCATATAATTCTTGATATCCTTGTATTTCATATTCTTCATTTTCATTCATATTTTCACCTTATCTTCGGAGTTTAAAGTGGAGAGTATTCTTTTGGAAAGGGTATCTCCAAACCCTTCTAATTTGCATAGTTCTCTTACTGAACATTCACCTATTTCCATTATTGAACCGAAGTTTTTAATCAATAGTTTTGCTTTTTTAATCGACACCCCTTTAATGCTAGTTAGTAAATCTAGTCGTAGGTCGTCGGTTGATAATCTTTTATGGACTTGTGGTTGTATCGTATCTCTTGATACAGGCTTTATCTTGCTAACAGAAGTAATAATGAGGGCGGCTTCTTCTTCGGACTTTACCCAAATAGGTTTAACATCTGTATCTAATATAATTCTAGATAGGCCTCCTAGAAATTTATTGTGAAATAGTTTTATTCTTCCTTGTATTGGTAATTTGCTTTTGCTATTTTCTATTACTTTCATTATAGCCTTATCTAAGTCACCATAGATTAGTAGTATGTTATTTTTATAACACCTATCCATATTATCTAACTGAGTCCACATTCTTTTACTAAGAACTGAACCTAGAAAATCTACTGCTGATTTAGCCTCGAAACAAACATCATCGTAAACATAATCACCTACTTCTATCCACTTAACATCTGTTTTAATATTAAGTGACTTAGCCTTCTTCTTAACTAAGTCTGCAAGTAGAGATTTTTCTCTAGAGTCAATTACTAGCACTAGAATACCTCCAACACTTTCCTATACACAATCCTTCGTTAATTAACTTATCACAATGGGGGGTGTTATAGTTTCCATAAACGGTGAACTTGGCGTGATTTTTAGTTGTAATTTTATCCCAATCTAACCATACATCTTGGGAAGAAGCAAATACTCTTTCCAGTTCATCCACTATTAAATTCAAGGTATCTTCTTTGTCTTGCATAGTTTTCAAATCTTGATAGCCTGAGATTAAGTCTCGATACCAAGACACTAGATATGCCCTAGATAGATGAGATGGGTTTTCTGTCATTATTGCATTATACAAGCAAGGCAATATAGGCATTGAGCCTATTGTTTTAGGAACATTTACCTCACCTTCAATTTCCCTCAATGGAGGGGATATGGGAAATATTATTCTTCTGCTTCCATTTATCTTTTTAGTAGGGCTTCTAGGTTTAGTAGCAAGGACTAGTAGTTCTTCAATAGTTAAGTCTAAGTCATCTTCACATAAGGGAATACAGAATAACATTTCTCCTTTGTTGTTAGTTGCCGACATATTAACAGTATTTGGCATTCTTCTTAGTCTAGTGGTCTGCCCTACTCTATCATCGAGCGTGGTATTTTTACCTCTAATGCTTTCTAGATAGTTCTTAGCCTTTCTAAAGTAGAACTGAATATTTCTTATAGTATCAGTAGGTTCACCATGCACGAATAAATGAAAGCCTCTACCGGAGAAGAATAAGTTGTAGTTTGCATCTTCAAGAAAAGTAATCATACATTTAGTATCTTCCCACGCTTCAGCCAGTTCATCTTCATGTGCATCGAAATCAAAGAATATTCTATTTAATATTACAGACGAATCAACCTTAGCAGTTTCACTAAACTCCTCAAAGTCATAGACTGTAGTATAGACATTGGCTTTGCCATTATGTGAAGCAACGAATCTTTGAAATTGATTCTTATTCCTCACTATTATTCTTTTCATCTGTGGTGCGTTTTTTATGTGACTTCCCGCCCACATCTCTCTCGGAAACTTCATTTTTATTACCTCCAAAATTTACTGTTGCTTTATTAAGCATTATTCTTATTTTTTCCGCCACTTCTACTTTTACACTAACTAGGACTAACTCTGATATTACTTGTTCTATAGGCATACCTACATGATTATCCTTTATCCGTAACTCTTTGATAAGGTCAAATCTCTCTTGTAGAGATATCTCACTTACCACTTCATTTGACAAGGAATCAATAGTTCCGTGAAGTTGTGCAATTTCTTGAAAAGTCCAATCTTTAGAAAGGACTTTGTTTATAATTAATTCATCCATCAATCATCACCTTCTTGAATACAACCATATAAGGTTCTTTATGCTTCATAAGTAGCACAGTATGTTCACAATCTTCGCCATCAATCTTTTGAGTTTTTACCCAATCACTAACCTCAGAAAATAAATTATCTATTTTTTTATTATCTGTGCTTAGTTTAACTCTAGCAAATTTATCTCCGCTAGGAGAAATATCATATTCGATATTAGCGATACCGTTATCAAATTGTAACTTCATGCTATCCAACTCTCCATATTACCATCACAAATACCAAAGTAACTGCAATGAGCGCAAGTCTTGTAAAAATACTTTGTAGAAAAATGGTCTTGTTCATAGGCATGAATCAGCCTAGCAAGGTTGTTTTTTACCGATGTCATACTTCTTTTTTTAATTGGTTCAACTTGAACATGATTAGATACCGGATAATACCAGCCCCAATGAGTAACCTCCATATCTCTACTTAATCCATATTTCTCTAATACAACATCACTAGCACTTTCTAATAGTAATTGATAGAAGGCCATTTCTTTACGCATGCTAGTTGCTTTGTAGTCTTTCCATCCACCTGTCTTATATTCAAAGAGTATAATCTTATTATCTTCTACAAATATTCTATCAATAATGCCTTGAATATGTATAATATAATCTCTACTTAGAGGAAACTTTTCATTCCAGTTTGCTTCGACTGTTATTTCAGCATCAAACATCCCTTCATTTACAGCAGGTAAATACTCATGAACTTTGTTCTCTTTTCTAGCATCAATAAATCTCTGCGCTTCAAATGCGGCTACGGTTAATGATATGTCGTAGTAGTCATCTATTGGCATAAGACTAGTGCAATACTCTAGTATTTCATGTTCGCTCATGGTGTTGGCTTTCTTGATATCAAAAACATTGAAGAAATCTTCTCTATGATTATGTAATACAGTTCCTTTTAGCATGGCTTCTGTGGTATCTTGAGGTAATCTTTGTATGTAATTGAATTCATATTTTTTAGGACACCAATCAAAAGAACCCAATGAAGATTTACTAACCTTCAATATTGGCTCATTTGGTTTATCATAATTTTCGGGATTCCATTTATAGGTATATTGTTTCATATTCTTAATTTCGTTTTCATAATTCATTAAAACCAGTCTCCTAATGTTTTCTGTATTGTTCCTGTTCTTATGTTAGATATATCCCAATCCATCGCTCGATAAATAGGTTCTGCTTTTTTAACGACTTGCTCCGCATAGTGCTTCCAGTCCGGTAAAGAACCCTCAAAGTCTTTGTAATTAGAACCTGCTAAATACTGAACTTGTTTGTTCTCTTTAGTCAGAGGATGAGTAAATGTTTCTTTACTTATTACCTTTAGATAAAGATAAGAGTCATCAAAGGTGTTGGAATTGCTTTGGCAAGCATAAATTACACCCGCTATTCCTGAACCAATACTAGGATTTCTATCTTCTAATGTTCTAAACTTAGAAGGACTAACACTACATTTTTTACAGTATTTCAGTTCTTCCATTTCTCTTAAATCATACTTAGTTTTACATTGAGGACATCTCACTGTAAACCTATCTTCTCTCAGTCTACTTCTTTTAATTACATTCTCCAGTGGATAATTACCACTAAGAACATCATTAAAAGTGCTACTTAGTTTAGAATTAATCTGCTCTAATGTTTCTTGAGACACCCACCACTTCAAAACCTCTGTTTGAACCTCTTTGGCTAACTTTGTTTCACTAACTCTTTTAGCAGTAAATCCGGTCATAACAAATTCGGCTTCATCTAACCATTCACCATCTTTCCAAGTAATCATTCCTGCGTTTCTATTTTTAGTTGTGCCAACACCTAGTGCCGAATAGTATTTTTCAAACTCTAATACAACTGGGTGTTGCTCTAATCCCATAACATTAGGAAAATGCTTTCTTACACTGTCCTGAATATCTACACAAATCATCTGTGCTTTCGCTACCGAATCTACTTGAACATAAATAGAATCTGTATGGCCATAAACTACTTTCATACTATCACTTCTTTAAGCGGGTAAATAAGATTCCGACGGGTTGGTTGTGTATATTGGCAACTACTTCTTGTAATTCTTCAATGCAATATTTTATCATTCCAAAGTCGGGGCTGTTCTCTACGATAGAATCCAAGTCTTTTTCTAAGCCTTCAATTCTTTCCTCTAATACTTCTATTTTATACTTCAATTGCTTTATTTCTTTTTC